GCGGTTCCGCTTAAGGTGGCTGTTCCTAATTCTCTCACGATAGATTCGACTAAGGTATCGACAACGACTCAGACGCAGGGAGTGGGTATCGCCACTAGAACGGCCGGATCGTTGAAAAACATCTTTTCCGATGCGACGATCGATTTCGTGATTCAGTTCGATGGATCTGACACGGCTGCGGTTTACTTCTCTGAAACGACTGGCGGAACATCTAACGCCCTAGACAAAAACAATGCGACCGCGAGCATCGCTTCCGGAAACATTCTAACCTATGATTTCACTATTCCAATTTCAGGATGGAGCGGATGAATAAAAACGACCTAAAGGAAGCAGTCAAAGAGGCGCATAAAGAATGGCTCGAATCTAAATTTGCTGAGTTTGGCAGATGGTCATTGGGCGCAATTGCTGTATTGATTTTTGGAGCTCTTATGTATTTTGTATTGTGGATTACTGGATGGCATAACGAATCAGTTCCATCTCCAGGAACCGATAGTCATGTTAAACCATTTACTGGAAAGAAATTAGAGGGTTAATATGGCTAATCCTAGCACCCAAAATCAAACAGCCACAAATTCCATCTTAGATGAATTCAACAAACAAGCTTATCTTGGAAACCAATACGTCGTCGGAGTCAATGCGATTACGATTGGTTCGGTCGGGACTGAATATCCTCTTTTAGTCATGACTAATTCTTCTAGTCCATCCACTTCTCTTGCCCCGGCGCTTTCTTGTTTCCATAATCTTAGAAAGTTTTCTTGTGGTGATATTTCAGGTTCAACGGGAGTTTTGTTTCGGGTTTATTTGAATCCAACCAGCGTTTCCGGAGGTAGTTCCGTTACGCCAGTGAATGTCAGATCGGGCAGCAGCAATAAAAGCGTTTGCACTGTACTTAAACAACCCACCGTCGGAACAAAGGGAACTTTTTTGGCTGAATTTCCAGTGGGATGGGCAGCCCAAAATCAAAGTAATGCGATGATTATTGTGGATCCAGGTGATAGTCTTTTGATCACAGGAGAGCCTGTGTCTGGATCTACTACGGCCGTGGCGGAAGCCGTTTGGTACGAACTCTGATGAAACTCACGGTTCAGAGATTTAGTTTTCAAGAAAAATGCACGATTGGTCATCTTCTCATCGACGGGAAAGATTCGGGCATTTTCACACTTGAGGACAAAGTCAGAGAACAGCCTGGGATCCAAGTCGATCTTTGGAAGATTCCTGGCGAAACAGCCATTCCTCGAGGAACCTATAAGATCATCATTACTTTCTCAGAGCATTTTCAGCGAGATTTGCCGCTTCTAGTCGATGTTCCGGGATATCAGGGAGTCAGAATCCATACTGGAAACATCGATAGCGATACCGAAGGGTGCATTTTGGTTGGGAAAACTTGGGCCGGCGGTGACTATATTGGTCAAAGCAGGGAAGCTTTTAATGAAATATTTCCGTTGATGAAATCAGCAAGTGCGATTGAAATAGAGGTAGTTTAACCTTGAAATAAGGGGGATCTATTATGGCTTGGTTGCTTGCAAATTGGACTAGTCTGGCTGTGGCTGTTCTTTCTGTGGCCGAAATTCTTTCACTCTTCATAAAGGGGAATGGAACGATTGCCGGCATTATTAACGCGATTAAGGGAATTCCTGGCGTGAAGGACCCTGGCATCGGGGAATAATGGTTTTAGCGATTTTGAATGCTATTGCTGCCATACCAAGCCTGCTTGGGTATTTGCAAACTTTTGCTGCCCAGGTAGTGCTTTGGTATGTGCAGAGTCAGAATAACACGACTCTTTCGGCTATTGCCGATGCGGCAGCCTTTGCCGCCAAAGCCCAAACGGAGGCTGATCGATATGCGGCTGCCCAAAAGTGGAAAGACGCTCTTTCTCGGCCTAGGATTTCTGCTTAGTTCCTGCAGAAATTCCCATCCTCCCGCGATTGAAATTTGTATCGGCGACGGATTCGGAGGAGCAGACTGTATTGAGGCTGACGGAACTCAGAGATATCGAGCTCCTTCGGAGTTGAAGAATTACTGGATGACGAATCAGCCCGATATGCAAAACTTCTCGAGCTGGTGTTACGACACGTCGCCACAGATCACAGGCCGATTTATGGACCGCATTTCCATGGCGACGGGCCGATAACTCTTAAGCCGAAACGGGCGTTCCGAGAGTAAGCAAAATCCCGTTCGGAAGACCCGCGGCCAGATCCACCGCCAAAGAACCAGACAATGCCTGTCCCTGAACGGCTCCAGACGCGCTCACCGTCACCGTGCCAGAGCCAACGAGCGGCTGTAGCATGGCCGAGAGACCGTCTCCTGCCGGAGTGATGGTTGCAAGGCTTGCATCCGACACAGACCAGCTTAGTGGTCCATCAAATACATCCGACGTAGCAACGCCATTGAAAGCGGGCTGCGCGGTCACCTGTGCTTTCTGTCCAAGTCTCAAACTCATAAATGTGATCTCCTCGCCATCTTGATTGAAAAATACAATCGAGAGCCTGCGACGGCCATCAGACTCAGGAAATACTTTCAGTATAAACCAGGCAATCCATAAACCCGACAGATAACCGAGAAGAAAAAATAAGACCGACCAAAAGAAGTTCATTCTGTCACCATTTTCCAAACTCGAGCGGAGTATTGACGTGTGCCTGAGAAAAAAAGTCAATTCCCGGCTTCACTGGATCAAAGGTTTCCCCGTATCGATCACAATCTAGTTCTTTATTGATATGCGTGAAGGGAAGAACGAGCTCCATTTTTTTACCGCAATGTTCCATGTAGTCGCCTTTTGTGAACTCGAGAAACAATGGGAATGCGTCTTCATTGATAATGTGAATCGACGCTTCTGGAAAGTTATATCTTTTACACCAGACGCTTTGCCAGCCGGTATTCGCGTCATTGATCCAGTCCGCCATTCGACGAGAAAGCACGAAACTGTCCGAGTCAATGTAGATCAGCTTTTTAGCGCGACTCGTTTGAATGTAATGATTCATGGCATAGAGTCCACGCCAGCAGTATGGATACCAATCTCCGCCGCCGTGATTAAGCCTTAAGTTGAATCGAATCGATTCGAAATCGAACGAGTCGGTGAGCTGCTTCCAAAGATCATCTGGAGATGCGTTGTCGAGAAGTAAAATTCGATCGAACTGAAGTTCTCCCTGGATGTTTAGATAATAATCAAGAAATTTGACGGTTCTCGCTAAGCGCGAAGATCCTGATTTATCTTCACCCTCGAGGAAACTTGTTGTCCAAAGAATGGTGCTCACAAAATCTCGTTTAGCACGGGAATAAACTTATCAGCAGTCATATTGGCGACGACCTTTTGCCAGCCAGGAAATTTGCGATAATCTCCCTTTTTAAAGCCAGAGCCATAGGTCTGGTAATAGCGATTAGGAGTGTTCGCATCTGGCTCAATGGCTCGAAACTTATAGGTTTGAGAGCCTTTTCTAATCGGTGCGACATGGATGGGATCTACAAGAGTATATCCCGCCACAATCCATGTGTCGGTACATCCAGCTAGATGAATCATTCCTCCATCAAGTCCAATAATACATTTGGCTCCAGCGATGACGCCCGCGGCCTGGCAAAGAGTTGTTTTGTTGGTCAGATCAATTCCCTTCGCGCGGTCGATCGGCAGAAGCTGCGCCTTAAGTTCCATCTCATTAAACCCGATCTCAGCTTTTTCTTTTCCGATGAATACGGGCGTATAGCCTTTCGCCAACACATAGTCGATGAGTGCGTTCATGGTTGGAATCGGCATGGCTTTGATGGGTTCAGAGGCCGAGCTCACGAGACAAACATATTTTTCCGGCAAATGGAATTCCTTAATGAAGAGTTCTTCTGGCCTCACCTGGAGATAGTTTTTCTTGTTCAGATCATAGATGTGTCGATCTGAAAGCATATGGAAGCCATAATCAACCGGATGAGTACGCATACACGTATGATTGGTAATCCACTGCGTGCTCATTCCCTGAATGTCGTGCCGAAACTTAGCCTCTGCTCTCGAGAAGGGTCGAACGGTGCTGAGCGGAGGTAATACGTGTTTGGCGAATTCGAGCAAATAGTCAGGAACCCAGACATGGAAATGCGTCTCGGGATAATTCCGAATATTGTAGTCTACGGCCACGAGCTCGCAGATTAAATCGCCTGCCCCGCCATCGGTCAGAATATTATGGAATTCCGCGGGAGTTTTATGGATGGCCGAGATAAATGGATCTGGTGTCTCTGTTTTTGTTTGCGATTGGATCATGTTTCGAGCAATATTTTTTGGGTTTAATAACGCGGGCCGCGCATCCTTTTCTCCAGCATTTGTTAAGTCGATGATCTAAACACAACATGTCTTTATTGCAAACTCGTTTTAAACAGCCTGGATGTCGGCATGGGCCCCAATCAGAATCGTGCATTTGTTCCCCCTATTGTCTTGGATGGCTTATTCTCTTCCTCAGCCTCAAGCGCGAAAGCCAACAACTCTTCAAGCGTTGGGGCGGCAACACTATAAGATCCGATCGGAGTATTTGGATACCATCGGAGTGTCCAAATCTCATCGGTAGCTATGGCCCTAGCTTTTGATTCGTCATCCTTCCAGTCTGGCGGACATTCAAGCTGGTCTTTGTCATCGCACCATTTCTGAGCGGATTCGTAGTCATCCCGGTGCACGTTGTGCTCCAAGTACAGTCCGCATTTGTGTTTTGGAAGCTTCACTTTTTCCCCTTCGCAGACCAACCTGGACTTTCAAGCATAGATAAGCGCTTACTCAGTCCGCGACACCAGCTGAGCAAGAAGCCAACCAGAACCCATAAAACATCTTGAACTTGAAACTTCATTTCTCATCCTTCGCGTTCATCTCAGGACAATCCTTGCTTTTGTAACAGACGATGCATTGAAGCCAAACCCTGGCATACCGATTGTAAGTACAGACCGTATTCAAGCTCCATCGATGCCTTCCAATTAGACAATTGAACCGTTCCTTCCACCAACGGAACAGTGAGCATCCGAGAGGTCTCATGTCACAGTCCAGAAAGACTTATTGCCTACATTTGCAGTATTCATTGTCACAGAGTTTTCCGCCTTGGATGCACGTCTTCTCCTCGGGAATTGACTCAATGGGCCTATTCCACTTATCCAAAAGCTTGAATATCGACTTTTTCCAGAATTCTGGGGCAAGAGCGGACACCGTATGTAACATGGCCCTATACTCATCTCGCTCTTCAATTATTTCTGTTAGATAAGCGCATTCGCCGCATCTGACTCGGCCATGCGGTTCACAGGTGTTCATCATTTCTCCTTTGCAAACCGGGAAAGCATGTTCTCAAAAGTCATGTAGCACGCTCATGACCTCGTTCTCGCGCTCCCTTGGCGAATAGTATTTATTCATGGGCTCATCATCGGACACCATGATATACCCGCCGTAATATCCGTTGTGCTCGACCCTCGACTCAATCGTGACATATCCGGTGCTGGTCTTTATCTTTGTTCCCATTGTTTCGATGACTTCGCAGTTGTCGCGGTCATCTTTGACCGGAGACCATTCCGCGTTCTCAGCCTCAAGAATGGTCGCCCCGATGAGCGCCTCTGCGCCCGACACATTGGCGATAAAACAATGCGCGCAACAATCCCCCTCCCATGTCAGAAACAGCTTTCCAGTCTCCGTGTCGAGAATTATCAGGTCCTTTTCTTGATTTATTGACGCAGATTTAATGAATCGACCCACGAGTGCCTTGATGCCTAGATTCTTCATGCGGTAATTTTTACTCATCATTCCTCCTTTGCAGTCTTGTGAAAACACTTCTCTTTCCATTGTTCAATGAAGAAATCTACGCTTGGAACTCTTTTGATGTGGTATTCCTCGGTAGGGGCGGCGGAATGGGTCTCGATTTCTAGTTCATCGGAACCCTCCCAATATGAGGCTGTGAAGCTAACGCCGTATTCTTTTGCGAAGCGTAGAAGCTTGTTTAAATCATATCGATCGCTCATTGTCCCTCCGACACGTTCTTGTGAAGACTCTCTTCGAGCCAGTCGGCGATTGTTTCTGGAGATCTCCACAAAACACCGAATCTTCCCGCGTCAATTCCTGGTTTGAAGTGTCTGACTCATTTCTTTCCCTCAAGTAAGTTCGCGTCAGGTAAGTTTTCCAGCCGCTCTATTTGATTCTGTGCGGCTTGGAGTTGAGAGCGAAGCCCATCAATCTCGGCGCGAGCCTCCCGCAAGGAATGTTCCAAACGATCCACCGCGCCAGCGAGCGAAGATACTTCATGCTTATCTGCCTTTCGTTCGATTTGAGATTCAAGACTTCTTAGATCATACCCAGTTCCAGAAAAGGGATTCGTGTGCAGCATGATTTACTCCTTCGCGTACTGAGACGGTGTGTTCTCGATAGCGGCGCGGGCGATGATACTGAACTCGCAAGCCATGTCTGCCGCCTCTTCTCTTCCGACCTTCGTAGGTTCTTTTTTGGCTATCTTTCTGAGCGCATCTTCATAACGCTCAATTCTCGCCTGATCCCATAGTTGCTGTCGGAACGCAAAACGGTCAGTTATCCCCTTCAGTTCGCAAATCTCTTCCGCCATGCGCCCAGCACGATAACGCCAATCGCAGTCCGGGAATTCCTCGCGGTAACGCTCTAAAATAACGTGCGGCTTCATTCCTCCGCCTTTCCGTGCCCACTAGGACACTTCTTAAAAACGCCAGTGCTGGTCACTTTCCATGACTCATAAACGCCCCATCGGGTTTCAGATCTTTTCCCTACCTGGCGACACACTGGCGTAACTACCGACTTAGGCCCCATTGCTGGGGGATGTCCAAGTCGGGGCTTAGGAATTGGCTGGATGGGAAATCCATACGCCTTCTCACCATTCATGGCTACCAATTCACTCTTCATGCTTCACGTTCTTCTCGGGCACATTGTCCGTCCGTTTCTTCAGACATCTCCGACAAGTTACGTCGTTCCAATCGGTGCTCATATTCGGATTGGCTTGACCACAAAGAGCTATAGGCATTCCAGGCCCATCCGCTGGCGCAATCATCTTGTGCGTTTTACTCATGACATGTTCCTACGAGGTCTCTTCTTGGTTTTCGGAAGCGCCCGGATGGCCTTTGCCCTAGCTTGCCCGGCCCGAGCCTCTTCCAACATCTTCCCGAGCTGAATCACGGTCTGGTTCCTGAAGTTCTCAATCTTGGATTTCAAGATGTCGAACTCACACCATGCGGCGGCTTCCCGAACTTTCGACTCATTGCTCATGCGGACCTCAGAAGCGGAAGCGTGGCGATCAGACAACTCATGTGAATCGCCTGGTCAGCGCCGATCACGACAAAGAAGTCATGGACGCGCTTCTCGGCCCATAGCTTCTTGGTCATCCGAGACGTGACGTAGTCCACGCCGAAGTGGGCCGCTCCATTCATCAAGGCATAGGCCAAGGCGGAACCAAGCGGCGCAGTCCAACAAATACTCAAGAACAACGCGCCGGTATAAACCCCAATGTGCTTTCCGAGCCATACGTTCGAGCTGCTCTTTCCTTGGGCCATCGCGTTTGTCTGGAGAACAAAGTCACAGACGAAATGCGCCCAGATTATTAGATAAATTAACTTGGTCATGTCACAGTCTCTTCACATATCTTCTCTTCGAAAATTTTTTTAGCCGTCGCCGTCGCCGTCGCCGGAGCCGGAGCCGGAGCCGTAGCCGTCGCCGTCGCCGTCGCCGGAGCCGGAGCCGGAGCCGTAGCCGTCGCCGTCGCCGTCGCCGGAGCCGGAGCCGGAGCCGTAGCCGGAGCCGTAGCCGTAGCCGGAGCCGTCGCCGGAGCCTACGCCGTCGCCGGAGCCGGAGCCGTCGCCGTAGCCGTCGCCGTAGCCGGAGCCGGAGCCGTAGCCGTAGCCGGAGCCGTAGCCGTAGCCGTAGCCGTAGCCGGAGCCGTAGCCGTCGCCGGAGCCTACGCCGTCGCCGGAGCCTCGTTGCTCATTCATGAAATCACCTCTTCCCATCCGAGAACGGACAGTAATTTATCCCCCCACTCTCTCGAAACGATGTTCTTAATATCGTCGGCGGTCATGGGCGACTCATCCCGATTGGCCTGTTTCAGTGCCAACCTACATCCGGCGGCACATGCCCCAGTGAGAAGGCGAAACTCATTGAGCGTAAACTTATGAGTCCGTCCTATTTTTTTGATCGATTCGCGAAGGGCTTCCATAGAGGGGCGCCGTGTTGGATCTTTCCAAAGTGCATCCGCCACGGCGCTTGCGATGGTATCACCGTGAGCGCACCAATGGGTTCCGGCTAACGTAACGAAAAACCGCCTCTTCCCGCTTGAAAGCTTATAAATCTCAACCGTATGTCCATCGGAGGTTTGGCTGATGCGGATAGGCCCAATGATGTCTTCCATTAGCCCATCACGGTAAAGCTTTCTCACCTTCATCGAGTTAGTTCTTCCAATCTTGAATAGACTTGAAAGCTTCATCGGTCATCTCCGCAAGCTCGAGACCATTTGGATTGATAATGGTTACAGATGGAAGCTTGGCGCCGATAGAATGTCCGCCATTGGGTTTGAGACCGTTTGCCGCGACGTCGCTGATGGAACCGGACTTATCCCTCGTATAAAATCGCCAGAGCCGATAAGCATTATTGAGTGTCACCATTTGTGTGGCCGGATCAAACTCGGAAACTACACCGGCGTGAACTCCGGCTACATTGCCCCTCACAATTACCTTTTTCCCAATCATTTTATTATTTGCCATATTTACCTTTCTGTTTTTATCAAACCCTTTGCGCACTCTTCACGACTTTGCTTTCTTCTTTGTTTTCCCTTTCGCACGAATCGCACAGGCCTCTTTGAGGCTAGCGAGAGAGGAATCCCAAATCTTCGATTTGATCTCTCGCCAAAACACCGCTTTCGACGAGGCATCGGCGGCGGAGGCGGCGGCGTAGGCGGAGGCGGCGGCGGAGGCGTAGGCGTAGGCGGCGTCGGCGGCTCCGGCGACGGCGGAGGCGTAGGCGGCGTCGGCGGAGGCGGCGGAGGCGTAGGCGGCGGCGTAGGCGGAGGCGGCGGCGGCGGAGGCGGCGGCGGCGGAGGCGTAGGCGGCGTAGGCGGCGTAGGCAGCGGCGGAGGCAGCGGCGAGCCTCGCTCGCATCGCCTCTCTCATTTTGGGCTTCAATTCAAGACAGAAGGCGCGCATTTCAGTCCACTCGCCAAATTTGAACTGACGAAGCGTTTTTGCTTCCGACTTCAAATCGAGCGCATCCGCCAAAATTGGAAGCGTCTTCGTGATGGAGTGATGAACCAAAAATTCGGTGCGCTCCCTGTGCTTGCCGTCTCGAGTTCCTATGAGTTTCGGGATCAATGGCTTAAGCTTTTGTCTTGATTCGTCATCCATTTGGTCATTCAGTCGAATCGCGTATTGAGTTAAGGCGGGGCATGCACACTCGGGATGATCCGAAAATCCACCGCTGGTCACATAATCCACAGCTTGCATGACGCAAACCTGCCCGCTTAGTTCCTTTCCGGTTCCGGCGCGAAGCCTGAGTTTCTTGATCTCTTTCCATCGCTCCTGATTAATTTCCACCTTCTTGTCTCCTTTTCTCAAGCATGTTCACAGTTTAAATCTCCATGACCCAACCACAGCGGCGCTCATTAAGAGAATCCAGTAAATCAACTCAAGTAGTCTGCGTTTTAATTCTGATGTCATGTGGTCTTTCTCCATTGAGCGCCTCCCATGCAAGCAGCCTCATCGCGCCTTCAGGACAGGGCTGATCCCACGGTTCTTTTGTTATGGCCTCTAGCGCGGCCCTCAGCTTGGATGTTATCTTCTCGTGCTCATTGAGTAAGTTATTGTATGCATTCTTCCATCCCTCAAGCTCGCGTGCGCGCTCATCTTCAGCCTTAAACTTTTGATCCGCCTGCCACATCTCATGAATCATTGATGGCTTATCAAATGCACCCATATCAAACTCCTTTCGTCAAAAATTTACCTGGACCGACTTTCAGAGCTAAGTCGGCCCGGCGAAATCAATCATGTCCTCAGTCACGGCCTTTTTGGCGGCGGCAAGAATTTGAAGCTGGGTCTTGAATGAACGCAGGATCTCGCGGCTTTGTGCGGCGATGGCGTCCGCTGTGGCCGGGTCCAGCTTGTTGTTCTTGACCTCATTCAGAGTTTCCCAAAGACGGGTCCTAAGTGTAACTGCGCTTAACTTGTCCATTTCGACTCCTCATCAATGCCTTGTTCAATGTCCTGTTTTGGAGTCTGATCTCGTAGGCACTCATTCGAGACCTGACCTCATCCTTGATGAGCATCGTTAAATAATGGGCCTCCCAAAAGGCCCCGAACTTCTTTTTGGCGCGGAACTTTCTGTCGTAGTCTTTCTTCTCAGCCTTGAGACCTGGCCGCTTCCAGTATTCCGCTAGATAGGCTTTCATCTTCCGCTTATATGCCGGGGTCTTGCGGATCAGTTTCATTCGCGCTTTAACGCGCTCTTTAGCAGCCCGGTACCATTCCTTTTTTTCGAGAAGCAACCGAGCGCGGTTCTTGTTCCGGTATTCGATGTCGTAAAGGCGCTTCAGTTCCTTGCGCTCGGCAACGGTCCGGTTCTTCCGCCGCGAAAGGCCGAAGCAGCGCCTATGGCACCATTTCGGTTCGCGGCCATAGTTGATGTAGCTCTGCTTGGCTTCAAACTTAGCTCCGCAGTGCTGACATTTCTTAATCATTCATTGCTCCGCACTGCCTTTCACAGAAATAGTTTCTTTCAAAAATGGTCTGGCATGAGTTCCGGCCCAAACCTCGAGCGGTCCTGGGCCGTAATGTTGCCACAATCTCCGCTTCAGCCGCCATTCGGGAGTCTCGAATCCCTTCGCTTCGCCATAAAGTGGTTGATTCGTCTTAACATCTAAAAGTTCAAAATCCGGAACGTAGAGGATCCTAGCCGCGGTCAGATAAATATGCGGCTCGGCTTGGACAAAAACAATTTCTTTCGCCTTTTCTCTCATTTGATAAATCCAACAAACGGCGCTTTCTAGTTTGCTTCGATGCGAATGACCCTTGGCGCACAGAGACGCCTCATTTCCGTATTTCATCGGTCTCTATCGAAGTTCGGGCTAAAGGTTTCCACCTGATCGCTTTCCATGGCGGCAATATAGGCATAGGCGCGATCGACGAAATCCTTTACTTCGCCCGTGATGGGCTTGTTGGTCTTTTCGGCTTTTCCTTCGATATAGACGATGTAGCTTTTAAGGTCGTCAAGCTGGATTTCTTCGAGTTTTCTTTTGTTGTATTGGCCAAACGGAACGCGGTAGCCATCGTCTTTGTATATGCCATCGCCTGGCTCTGGGTTCTCTGGGTGTATTCCATAAGAACTTCCCACAGGAGAGTCGGCCAATCGACTGCCCTCATCGAGATCAGGGCTAAACTGGGTGCCAAAACCACAAAGCGCGAGAGCTCTTCCAACTGCACCCGTTTCAGCTTTTTCAGCATGATCCGAAAATCCTGCCTTGTCTTCAAACTTATGAGCAATGGCCATAATTCGTCCGGACTCATTTCGGATAATGGCTTTTGCGAACGTCTCGTCTTTTTGGCGGTTAACTTCTGTTTCAATGGACCATTCCTTTCGTTCTTCACGAAACCACACGAGCCTGTGCGCGACTTGTAGATAATCCTTCCCCTTGATGTTCATAAGGGGCAGTTCGGTCCCTGATTTCAGCTTGATTGTCTTCATCTATCCTCTGCTCTAATCCACAAAAAAAGCACTCATCTGGGTTGCAAGTCATGTTTTTATGCTGCGCTTCCGCTTCAGCGAATGCTCGTTCTAGTTCCAACTCCTCTGGGTTCATACAGCGCCGCATTCCTTCGCGTCGTCTTTCAAAATGATCTTAGCCAAAGCCGCCATCGCACCGAGATTGATGTTGACTAGGATCAATTGCGATGGGTCGGTCAAATCCAATTCTGCGGTCTTGACGGCGAGTTCGGCAAGTGATTGCGCGTGCGTTTTCATATCTCCCCTTTCCTGGGATTTATTCAAAGTAAGTTCTCTTCGCAACCATTCAAGTATGAATGTTAAGCAACAATTTTAGGGACAATTCTCACTGTTTTATAGGTTGTGGTTTTGACGAGGTCGTGCTTGGCGAGTTCCTCGAGCGAGTAGAACTTGGTCACTTCTTTCATGCCGGCGAGAGACTGGCGCGTGACTTCGGCCACGTCTACCAGGAAATCCTTCGTCGAGAACGGCCCAAATTCCTTCGCAGCGGCCTTGATCTCGGCCAACTCCTCAGATGTCTTTCTAATGATTTCTTCCAATTGTGCGGCTCTCTTTAACATTTTATTCGTCGGTTTTTTCATTTGATCAACCAGCCTTTCATACTGAAAGGGAATGCATGCAGTATGCCGACGCGCGTCAAGGCTATATCGAATCTGGGGCGATAAAGCTGTGTAAAAAGTAGTCACTCGCCTAAAACTTCTACAGCGCTCCGCGCACAATCTGGTGGAAATGCGAAGTTATGCACTAAGCTCTAGTAATCATTTGCATTAATTTCTAATTGAGAATGATTCTCAAAATCAAATACGAATTGTTTTGGAAATTGCGTAAATTTTCTTGTAACCCCTTAGAAATCCCCGAAAGGGGATCGCGTCGTTTGTCTTTGGTTCCCAGGGGCTGAAATTACATGAAAGCCCCCTTCCTCCCCGTCGTTTCCATCTCCATTGAACTTTTACAAGCATTGGCTACAATAAAGTAAATAGGCAGTACGGCGCACATCGGAACCACTAATCTTCGTTTTCGGGCGGAGTGTATCAAATGGATGACCGATTCAATTCTGACTCGACCGTCTATAAGAAACCCGATGAATTCCCTTCATGGAAGGAATCGTTTACGGTCTTGGAGTATTTTCAAAAGGCGTTCTCTCTCGGTCAGCAAAATCACCGCTGTGTTCAAAACATGAGAAAGTTTTTCCCTCGAACTTATGAGGAAGCGGAAAGGCTTGCTTTTAAGACGATGCCACTTTAGCGTTTGTTGCATGAGACTTGTTCAGTTCATCAACAACCGCACCGAAGAACTCATGCACGACCAGGAGGAAATCAAAACCTACTCGCTGGCGAGGGATGCGGAAGGTGAAGCGCTTCGTTCTTTTCTTCGAATGACTCGTTCAGCGCTTCAGTTCTTCATGCTGTTTAAAATTTTCTTTCACTATCTCGCCGTGAAGTGCGGACTCGTTTCTGCGCCTGGTGCGCCGCTTGCTCAAAAAAAGATTGACGAGCACAATAAAAAACTGAAAAAGCTTGGAATGAAAGACTTGAAAATGGTGACGGGGGAGAAATCGAATGCCTAGGACGCCTGAAGAGATTAACCAGGAGTTCGCTAATACATGTGCCGCTCTCGGCGACAGCTATCATCAGCGGGACGTTGTACTGCCCGAAAAGATCTCTCGCTTGGTTGAAAAGGTTTCTGATCTTAGAAAAGAACATGCAGAAGCAGTCAAGGCGCAGGAACAGGCGAAGGCCGTCCAGTGAGCGAAAAAGACTGGAAGCGCGAGAGGATTTGGCAGACGCTCGAGAGCCATTATCCTGACGAGATCAAACTGATCCACCAGATGCAGCACAAGGACATGAAGCTGTTTGGCAAGATTCAGCCGGCGACTGATAAGAAACTCGATGAGCTCATGGACCGTGTCGTGAGAGACAATAAGCGCCGCAGGGGGGAAATTTAATGTGGCCTTTTGGAACCGCTAAACGAAATACACGATTTACCTCAACCGACACAATTCTTAAACAGATGCAGGAGCGCCGCCCGCTCCCCATGGGAGTGAAAGATTTCCATGAATGGTCGGATAGAATTATTGCCGGCGCCTGTATTCCCGGCGTCACGCCGCGATCTCAGAAGTTTGCTCTCGCCGACATGATTCTTCATCTGGGTCCGACTGAGTCTCATAAGGAAGATGCGTTCTTCATTCACTCGCTTAGAAAGGCTGCCGTCAATCAAGTGGCTGATGAGATGCGGCGCTCGATTCGAGACGACGCAAAGGCTGAGCTCGCTAAACAGGAAGAGACCGCTAAGAAGCTTGAGATCGAGAAGCGTCATGAAGACCAGATGGCTGGCTGGACGCAGGAAGAAAAAGACCAGTTTATTCATAATCTCTATCTGCAGGAAAATAAGGTCGTAAACATTTCCAATCAACCCGCCGCAGCTACGGCATCTACTGAAGGTGCTCAGAGTGCGACGAAAGAACGACCCGCAACTTGAGCGGCTCCTCGATGAATGGGATGAAATATTACGCGCAACAGGATTCAAAGACATTGAAAGGCGCATTGGTCATGATCGCGTTCTTATTCAATATTCAAGCAATTGCTATCGACAAGCGGATCCCACCACAAGAGAAAGCAAAGAATCCTATTACGAGCAACTTAGCGCCAAAGTTCAAACGCATCGATTTGAAAACGAGACCGATCGATTCGTTATGTTTCACATCGCTGACGGGGTTAGGATCAAGACGATTGTAGAGTTACTGGCTGAAATGGGTCAGAGCATTCATAGGCAGACGATACGTTTTATTATTCGCCGCTACGAGAACTTATGGGGAATCAAGATGTGGTCGAACCGGCAAATGAACCTGAAGACTCGTATCAAATAATTACCTACGTCGGCCAATCTCTGCCGAGCGGCAAGGGAAGCCTTAAGTCTTTGGTTCTCAGTCGGTTCATGCGAAGTTTAAGGTACGGTAATAATTATTTTGAACTCATTGATAGCGATCCCTATTTCCAAGTGTATGAGGCTTATATAAACTCGCTCCTTGCCAGGCCGGATACGAAAGTGAAGTTTGCGGTTCTCTCGGATGATCACGACAACGTCTTAGGCTTTGTCGTCATCGAAAACCACAAGCTTCATTATTGCCATGTTCAAAAGGATTACCGTCGCCAGGGGATCGCCGCAGCCTTATGTAAAGAACCGTTTAGCGTGATCACGCATATTACGCATACGGGACTCACCATTTGGAATAACAAATTTCCGCTTGTTAAATTTAACCCATTTGCTTGACGTGAAAGGATTTTATGAAACTGAAAATCTCTTATGCCGAACTCCATACGGGTCTCTTTCTTGGGGGAACCAACTTCGGGACAAAGCTTGACTCGAGCAAGCGAACGGACCTGAAGATGACGTATGACAAAGAAGAAAAAGAACTCGTCATCGAATGGAACGGAAAGACTGCGTTTCTGCCAAGCACCTCTGTCGCAAGCTATCAGGTTTTCGAAGAGAAAAAACCGGAAGAGATTCGCCCGACGCATAAAAGCCATCCTCAGAAGCGCGGCATTGCTTCTGCCCAAGTCCAGACTCCGATGGGCCATGTGTTTCAAGGTGAGGGTGCGGGACAAACCGGGAGAGGCTAATGGAACACATTACTCAGAAGCCACTGGCTAGTCGGGATCCCGATTTTATCGTCTATGCCAAAAACATGGCTGAAGCTATTGCCAAAGCCGGTAAATCAGAAAAAGTTCAAAAATCGCGAGAACTCAGAGCCTATAGAGACACGCTATCGGCGGAACAAAAGATCGAGTTCGACAAATCCATTCAAGCCCCATCAATGCGAGCAACTATGGAACGCCCCAAGTCCATGGACGCTGAATGGCAAAATCGTCCCATTCCTCCAGAAGTGATCGAGCAATGCAAAAAGATCAGAGAAGCAAAGACCGATGAAGAACGAGCCAAGCTGGTTAACCAAGGCTCTTGGGATCCAGGACAAATTCAAATCATTGAAGCGCACCGCAAGAATTCTAAGAACACATTGGGACAGAGCGAACTCTCAGCGACAACCGACCAAAGGCGTCTTTCAGCCATTGAGGCTTTTGTACATTCACCTCCGGCTAAACTTACGCCAGAAGAGCGCGATAAGCTGATGAAGATGAGCGGCTATACTCCGCCCCCTCCGCCACTCGAGGACGACCAAGTAAAAGCCACAGAAAGCCTTATGACTCGATTTATAAATTGGATTAAAGGCGAAGCGCAAAAGTCTGACCTCGAGCTCGAATCAAAAAGCTATGTTCAGATTCAAAAAGAAAGAGCTGACTATGAGCGGCGAAAAACCCGTTGAATCAGAAATCCAATTCCTGCTCAGCCTAGTCCTGAACCATAAGTTGAGTTCAGAAGTCAAAAAGCTGTGCTTGGAAAGAATTGGAAAGATTGAAGAGAGCCTTCGCGCATCCCCCGTGACTTCCCCGCGGTCCGTCTCTCTTCCCGTCGTCGGTACCATTGGAAACGGCGTCATTCAAGCCCCATCGATGCAACGCATTCTAGAGCAAGCCCAAGTTCCTCCGCCTGTCGCTGCTGCGCCCGTTCATATTCCTCCGACCGCAAGAGACAAAGAAACCGGGATGGTAAACGTGGTAACATCGACTACGCCAGGGGGAAGTACCCGCGGACCGAGCAAAGTATTCAGGTAATAAACTGTTTTACAGTACACAACAATGCCATTTGAAAAAGGAAGATCAGGAAACCCGAATGGCAGACCGCCGGTCGTTCTCCCTGAAGTTCAAAGGGCAATCGATGCGAATCGAAACGCAATCAAGGTTCTCATTCTCCAAAAGCTTGATCCGAAGGTTGAGGCTTGGATTGAAAACATCATTGATGAAGGAACAGAGCAAGGCGACGCCATTAGACTTAAAACCCTCTTGGAGCTAGTCTTTGGAAGAATCCCAGTGGCCGAACCAGAATTCCAACTCTCCGACGAAGAAAAACTCCTTGTTCTCGCCTTCAGAGAACGTAAACGAGCTCTCCCCTCTAGCGAACCAACTTCTGGATGAAATCTACCAAAAAGGGCTTTCCTCACTTCGAAGGGTAAAGCCATTTGACTGGCGCTCCATCGCCTTCGACAAGCAAATAGCGTTCATCGAAGATCCGCACAGGCTCAAAGCATCTTTCACGACTCGCCGCGGAGCCAAATCCTACACAGACGGAATCTATCTCCTGAAAGAGGCCGAAGAAAACCCAGGTTGCAATTGCCTCTACCTCGGACTCACACGACTCAGCGCGAAAGGCATTATTTGGAAGGACGTGCTTAAACATATCAATACTCGTTGCGATTTGGGGGTTACGTTTAATGAAACTGAGCTCACAGCTACAACTCAAAATGGATCCGTTATCTACTGCGCCGGCGTGGACGTGGATGAAAATGAGCGTAAAAAACTTTTCGGACGCAAGTACAAACTTATTGTGGTCGATGAAGCCGCTCTTTACGGGATTGATCTTGTTGATCTGGTTTATGTTGTGCTTCGACCTGCTCTGGCTGATCTCCGGGGGACAGCAGTCTTATCTGGAATGGCCTCAAACATCACGCGCGGACTGTTCTACGACATTACAACCGGCAAAGAACAGGGCTGGAGTCTTCACAAATGGTCCGCTCATGATAACCCTCATGTGGCGAAGCAATGGCAGGAAGAACTCGACTTCATCGCAAAGCATCAGCCAGAGCTCATGCAAACCGCCCGCTTCCGCCAGGCGTACCTCAATGAATGGGTCGTCGACGAAGAAAAGCTAGTCTATAGGTTCAACCATGAAAAAAATACATACCGAGAGCGACCTCAAGCGCGTCCTGATGGCTGGACTTACATCCTTGGCGTTGATCTTGGCTGGGAAGACGATAATGCTTTTGTGCTCTGCGCATTCCATGAAAACTTACCTGAACTCTTTGTTCTCAGGACATACAACAAACCGAAAATGACCTTTGACCAGGTCGTCGTGAAGATTAACGAGTTCATGCAGGATCCGAATTTCCCCCCCTGCAAGGTGATCATCGACGGAGCCAATAAGCAGGGCGTCGAATCCATGCGCGTCCGCTCGAGCATCCCCTTCGAATTCGCAGACAAGCAAGGCAAAGTTGACTTCATTGAGATGCTAAATGGGGATTTGGTTCAGGGCAAAGTGAAGATCAATGTGAATTGCACTGAACTCATCGATGAGATGAAAGCACTCATCTGGAAGACCGATGGCGATATCATCGTCATCCCGAAGAAAGAAGAACCCCGCCTTCCTAACCATTTGTGCGACGCGTTCCTTTACGCTTGGCGCAATGGCTATCATTACCAGCATGAGCCGGAAGTAAAGAAGATCGTAGTCGGTTCGCGCGAATGGTACCTCAAGCAGACTGAAAACCAATGGGAGCGCGAGCGCGCTGCAATCGAGAAGCAGCAAGGCATTGGAATTGGTTCTGGATGGCCGGATGATTCGAATTCAGGCTGGCCAAGCCAGTAAAGTGTCATTTCGGACGGTTTCAGATAGGAAACCATCGCCCAATGCTTCCATTTCTCAAAGATAAACGTGAAGGCTCGGTATCCGAACCGCCTAGCACCATTCGCAGGGATCCTGATGATGGCGCTGACTTCGACTCGCTCGAGGTAGCAGCCCAGGACCTATGCGATGCTGTTCATTCCAGAAACTATAAAGCTGTGGCTGAGGCGCTGAGAGCTGCTTTCGAGCTCTGCGATTCTGAGCCGCACGAAGAGGGACCGCATGAGTAATTATCTGATTCTCAATCAGCCGCAGGTATTCAGTGGTCTGGGTACGCTCACTTACACGGTTGCAACCACGGGCAATTACAATGTTCAATTCAGCGTCACGGTTCCAGAGGCCACGGTATCGGGTTCCGGCGCAGGTTCGGGCCAGGGCTTGGGAGCTGGCACTGGCGGCGGCGGCGAGGGATTCACTGGCGGAGACCTGGGTACTGGACACGGTGGTGTTGGCCAAGGCTTTGGGGCAGGGAACGGCTACCAGCAGCCCCCCGCGGCCGGTTCGAATCAAACAACTTCTGGATCGGCGGTTACTTCTGGACTTTCGGTTGTCGTGAACAACAATGGTTCGCCCATCTTCACAGCGCCGATGCTGGCTGTTGTCCAGGGCTCACTTCAGTTCAAGTACAGTTTTCAGGCCACGGCTGCTGATTCGATCACTGTAGTTCTCTCGTCTTCGACCGCCACGGATAAAGCTTTGAACGCTATCGTCTCTACAACCACTATCGGACAGGGGTTCTAATATGGCTGCTATCGTCGGACAAAATGCAGGTCAAAGCTTGATGTTTGAAGGCTTGGGTACGTTTACGCTTCTCGCATCTGCTCCCGTCGCTGGGCTTTATCAGGTTCAGGGAAACATCTCGCTTCCACTACTGAGAGATGGTCCCGGCCCCTCTCAGTATGCGGGCGGCGCAGGCCCATCGTCTGTCCAAGCGACCGTTAAAAACAACGGATCAAACGTGATGGTTGGAATTGCTGGAGCCACGGGCTTTTCTACTCAGGTGACCTTAGCCGCCGGCGATGCGCTGACTGTGGTTCTTAGCTCTGCGGCCACTGAAGATGTTGGCACGAATGTGATCAAAACCACCGCTACCGTTAGCCTGATCTAAGGAGTCAACATGTCGAATATGGCTGTCGCTTATGCGATGAAGAAACGAAAGAAGATGGCCAAGGGCGGCCCCACTCCTGACATGGAGAAGGGTGTTCATAAGCCCATGATTGGAAAGCCTGGCACTAGCTATGCTGGCCAGGAGTCGCAGAATCCTCAGGATCCAGAGCGCCACGCGGCCAAGGCCAAGCATATGGCCATTCTCGAAGAGATTCGGTCGATGAAAAAGCCTGAGTTGATGGCTGAGGGGGGAGAGCCAGCCTACAAATCTGAATATGGCGTTAAAGACCTTGGGCAAGAAGGGGTTCATCATCAGGCTGGCCGCTTGCCAAAGGGACAATCCGACATGGGCAGATCGGTTCGTCGGGGCGATTATGAAGGCGCCAAAAGAGTTGCTTGGGATAAAATCACAGAACAGAGACCGGTGGGACACAGAACTCGCACCGAACTTATGGCCGAAGGCGGATGCGTCAGCGAAGGATGTCCCGGCTGCGAAAGCTGCCTTTCCGATTCCGATCCCGTGGTGATGAAGGTGATGATGGGCAGAGCCAAGGGATACTCCGAAGGCGGCAAGGTCGCTAACTCCGATGAGATTGAAGCAGGCTTTATGCCTAATGAGTTTGATGACCTTCATCTGCGCGATGATCTTGAAGAGCATTACACAGGCGCAAACTCAGGTGATGAGCTCGGAGACGAGCAGGAAGACGAAGACCGCGCCGACATTGTAAAGCGCATCATGAAGTCTCGAGCCAAGAAAGACAGGATGCCAAACCCTGCATGATCCAGAATCTCAAAGACCTTGAGAGACTTCTCAAGCTTTGCAGAAAGCAGGGAGTCACAGAGGTAAAATTAGGCGATGTTGAATTGAAGTTCGGGGATTTGCCCCCCGAAAGCCGCCCATCTCGAGATCAAGACCTTATTCCCACAGACAATCCCTATGCAGACTTTCCGGATGGGGAGCTCACGCCAGAGCAGCTCATGTTCTACTCTGCCGGCGGACTTCCGCAGGATGATCCTTACCGAAAGGATAATCCGCAATGAAGGTTTCGCAGCCTAAGCATTCCCTGAATAAAATCGTCATGAAAACGAAGCCCAAAGGTGATCTCACTGGGCGGGGAATGTTGGCTAAGTGGTGGTTGGCTGAAGATGAAGCGAAGCTTGCCACCGAACTGTGCGGAACCGCAGCCTACCTCAAGACCAATCAGACCTACCGCATGAGGCAGCTTGCTTGCGATGTGCGCCTTTACTGCGGACTTTCGATCTACTCTTACGCAGGCTCAAACGTGTCCAAGATGGACATGACGAAAACCCTTCCGGATGACCGGCCTACTTTCAATTTGATTCAGGCGTGTACTGATACGCTCGTATCTCGCCTATCTCAAGACAGACCCGAACCTAAATTTCTCACCGATAACGCGGATTATAAGCAGCGTCATCTCGCACAACGCCTGAATCAATTCATGTTGGGTGAGTTCTACCAAACCAAAGCCTACGACAAAGCAGTCAAGATGCTCCGTGATTGCATCGTCATGGGTGTTGGATGTCTCAAGGTCTATGAAGGCGATGACGGCAAGGTTTGTGTAGACCGAGTTTTAGTCACCGATCTTTTCACGGACGAAAATGATTCTCTCAACGGCGATCCTCAGACGATGTACCAGCTTAAGCTCATGGACCGTGAAAAACTCATGTCCAACAGTTCTAAGGCTGCACAGGGGATCATTCGTGACACACCCAATAGCTATCCTGATAACTCTCCTGATTCTGGGCGCACTATTGCTGATCAAGTCATGGTGGTTGAAGCCTGGAAACTTCCTTCTGGACCTGATCCTACTGCTCCTAACTATGTCCCTGGTCGTCATGTCATTGCTACCGTGAATGGCGTCATCTTAGACGAACAGTGGAACAAGCCCAAATACCCGTTTGTGTTCCTGACCTATCAGGATCCGTTCTTAGGATTCTTTGGAAAGGGACTTGCAACTCAGCTTTTCGGTACTCAGCTGACTCTGAATCGCATTCTTTATACGATTGCGAGAGCGATTACTCTGGTGGGCGTGCCGCGCGTATTCCTCGAGCAGTCTTCTAAGGTCGTCAAAGCGCATAACAACAATGAAATTGGCGTGATTGTCACCTATTCGGGTACAAAGCCCAGCTATGAAGTGGCTCCATGCAATGCTCCTGAGCTCTACGCCGAGCGAGACAAGCTGATTCAGTATGGATTCCAACAGTGCGGCGTCTCTGCGATGCAGGCCACAAGCCAAAAACCCGAGGGACTGACGAGTGGCGCTGCAATTCGGTCCTATGACGACATCTCCAATGACCGTTTTGCCGAACTCTCGAAGAAATACGAGAACGTCTTTGTAGAACTCGCCTATCATATTGCAGATCTCGCGAAAGATATCGCAGAGCGTGACGGTAAATACGAGACTGTTTATCCGAATAAGGACGGCACGAAGGAAGTTGATCTTCCTGCCATGAAGTTCCTGAAGGACCCGTTCATCATTCAATGCTTCACTGAGAGTTCGCTCCCCCGTTCGCCTGCAGGCCGTATGCAGGCCGTCACGGAATACGTCCAGGCTGGATTGTTCTCAATCAAAGAAGGTCGCCGCTTGATGAGAACTCCCCAGGACCTCGAGCAAAACGAGCAGCTGGATAATGCATCTGAAGAGAGAATCTTTATGATGCTCGACGATATTGTGGAATCAGGCAAATACACTCAGCCCGACATGTTCATTGATCTGGACTTGGCTACTACTTTGACAGTCCAGTACATCAATCTCTATCTTGCGGCCAAACTCGAGGAAAAGAAGGCCGACATGCTCAGGACCTTCTTTAGCCAGATTCAGGCGTTGAAGCAGGCAGCGGTGCCGCCGGCTCCTCCGATGGCTCCGCCGAATGTTTCACAGGCCAATCCACAACCACTTCCACAGAGTCCGTTAGTACCGAACGCGGTCCAGCAGCCACAGCAAGGGGCCGCATAACAACTCCACAATCCTCTGAAGCAACAGGGGGGAAGGATTCATAGTATGAAAGTCACACCATTAGCCCAGGGAACGGGTGCGCCTGCAGGTGCCACGGTTGGCCAGGAAAGAATGCCAGCCGACAAGATCGCAGCAGCAAAAGCAATTGCTGCCGGTCAAAATCCAATGAGGTTAGCGGAGTCAGACACTCCTACGGATCCTCAAGTCGAACGCGCCAAGCGGTCTATCCGCCGCATTAAAATGCGCACAAACGCATCTCCTGACAGATTCGATCCAAATGCCCCTGTGGAAGCTGCTCCTGCAGCGGAGCCTGCCGCACCTGCGCCTGTGGCAGAAACCCCACAAAGTGGCATTTCCGACACAAGTGAACCGACTCAAGTGCCGGAAGAGACCAAGCCTTTGAGTCCTCAGTTTGCCGCACTGGCTCGCCAGAAGCGGGCGCTCCAAGTGAAAGAGCGCGAGTTGGCAGAAAGAGAAGCCAAGCTTAATCAGCCCGCAGGGGAAGATTATGTTTCGAAGGCTGACCTTCTCGCTAATCCCCTGAAAGTGTTCGAGCTCGGCGTGACATACGACCAGCTCACTGAAGCCTTATTGGCTAACCAATCCGGAATCACTCCTGAACTGAAAGCCCTGCAAGCGAAGGTCGAAGCCCTTGAAAAAGGCGTCGATACCAAGCTGACAGAGCGTGATGCACAAGCGAAGCAGCAAGTTCTCGCAGAAATGACGAGAGAAGCTAAAACGCTTGTGGCCGAGGGAGAGGATTACGCTTTGGTCCGTGAGAAGGGCTATGTGCCGCAAGTCATCCAGCTGATTGATCAGACTTACGAGAAGACAGGAGAAATCCTAGACGTTCCGTATGCTCTCAGTCTAGTCGAGGAGCAATTACTCCAGGATGAGTTGAGAATCGCGAATCTCGAGAAGATTCGAAGCAAACTCACGCCGGCTCAAGTTGAAGCCCAGCAGCAACAACAAAAACCAGTTCCTACGATGAGAACATTAACCAACCGCGATGGCGCAACGCCTGCTCTCGGTCGCCGAGAACGAGCAATGCTAGCTTTCGCCGGTCAACTAAAAAGGTAAGGGTGACATATGGCTATTGCGCCAGTCTATGCCAACTCCTCCAACCAGATTGCTGCGTTGAAGGAATTGTACACGGACGATAAAGACTACATGAAAAATATCGTTTATTCGAAGAATCCATGGCTTGCCATGATTCCGAAAAACGAGAGTCCAGATGGTTTTGCGGGTAAATACATCCCGGTTCCGCTGGAATACGGCAATCCTCAGGGCCGTGCACACATCTTCGCTAACGCTCAGAATCAGCAGACTGCTTCTGACGTGGTTAGCTACTTCGTGTACGCGGTTCAGGACTACCAGCTTGTTACCATCACGAACCTGTTGATGGAGCAGACGAAGAGCAATGCCGGCGCGTTCGTCGATGAAGCTTCCAGGACCATGGATAATGGCTTCCGGAACTTGTCGAATAACATGGCGTTTGAGCTCTTCTCGGGCGGTACGTCGTCTCGCGGCCAGATCGGTTCTGGCGGTGTCAGCGTTTCAGGTACGACTCTCAGCTTCACGCTTCTCAACACTCAGTCTGTTGTGAACTTCGAAGGGGGGATGACACTCCAGGCTTCGACGACCGACGGCGGTGCTGCTCTCACGGGCAGCGGATCTGCAGTTCTCGCGGCTCAGGTGACTTCGGTCAACCGCGGAACGGGCGCTATCACGGCCGTTGTCGTGCAGGACACCTACAGCTCGACTTGGGCTGCTAACGACTATCTCCAGGTTTACGGGGATATCGGTACTGCGGGCGCTTCGACGATTGCGGGTATGCTTGGACTCTCGGGCCTTGCGGCTTGGGTTCCTTCGAGTGACCCTCTTTCGACCGATAACTTCTGGGGTGTCAACCGTTCGGCGGATCCGACTCGTTTGGCCGGTCTCCGGTACAACGCGTCTGCTCAGTCGATTGCTGAAGGTCTCACTTCCGCGCTTGCCTTGGGCAACCGAGAAGGTGCGGCGTTTGACCTGATCATCATTGACTTCCTGTCCTACAGCTCGCTCATTAACGAGCTCGGCGCGAAGGTTCAGTATGTTCAGCTCGAGCATGATGAAGTGGAAGTGGCTTTTGAAGCCATTCACTTCCATTCGGCTTACGGCAAGATCCCGGTGCTTGCTGACCGTTCTTGCCCGCAGCAGACGGCGTATTGCTTGACCATGGATACGTGGAAGCTTCGCACGCTCGGAAAGGCTCCTCATATCCTGACTTACGGTATGGAAGGGCTTGAAGGGCTGCGCGTTGGCAATGCGGATGCTCTTGAAATCCGTATCGCCTACTACGGCAACGTCATCAATAGCGCCCCTGGCTATAACATGTACGTTCAGCTGTCGGCTTAAGGCTTATTCGAAAGAATAAGGGGGGCTCTCCAGGGATGGGGGGCCCTTTTTATTTGGGGGAGGATAGCTCAGCGGTCAGAGTACTCGGATTGGCTAATAAACCATCCTAGGGGTCCTTGGTTCGAATCCAAGTCCTCTCACCCAAGTGTCATTTCGGATATTAGTGAGGTCTTACATATTGTGAGGCGTACTGCCGCTTAGGTGCCTGGGGCCAGCGGAGAGAAATTCCCAGGATAGGAGCTACTATCATGAGTGTCGTTCGCGGATACCTAAACGGCGGTAATTTTTATTCTAACGTCGCTAAACCCATCGATATCAACCTGAACTTCATTGTGGACCATACCAACGGCAACGGCCTTGGTATTCGTTCCCTGAAGTCTAATGGCTATGTGCGTAACGTGTTTATGAACACGAATCAGACGCCGGGATCGAATGACGGGTACACGAATCCCAATCCCGCAGCCGGCTTTGCCTGGATTCAGCTTAAAAACAATTTCAACTACTATCTGGGCGGTTTCTCTGGTTTCGTCAGTCAGACGACTGGATCAGCCACGAGCACGACGAGCGGAAATGCGTATGTGATCCGAACCCTCGGAACAACAACTTTGGCGCAATGGCAGACCGCGGGTCTTCCTCCCGGATTTACTCCGACCGTTGGCCAGGCGTTTGTTGCGAAGGCGACGGGTGCTATCGGCGGAACCGGAACTGTTACTTCTCCTTCTGTTTCTGGAATTACGTGTGTCGAGGTGGTTGGAGACACGAATCAGATGATCGCCAATAGCAATATCGCGTCTTATGGAGGTGCCTGGCTCTTGGTTCAATTTCTAGGAGCCACAAACTCGAGTACGACCACGCTTATTCCAACGGCTCCAGCAGATAATGCGGCCGTAGGGATGACCATTCGCATGGATGGCTCGAGCGTTACGATTGACGGCATCTAACTCAGGTTGGGCCCAGAGACCTATCTCTCCTCTCTGGGCCCTCTTTTAAGGAAACTCCATGGCTGTAACGGTTCCTTATCAAGTTCAAAACCTGGTTGCCGAACAGGCAGACGGCAACATTTGCCTCACTTGGACCGGATCCCAGGGAGCTACCGGATATAATATTCAGCGCTCGACGGATGGGGTCAATTTTTCAGATCTTGCGACTACAGGAGTGACCACTCAGTACATCGATTCTCTGCCAGGCATTGGAATCATGTACTACTACCAAGTTGCTGGCACGAATACCTCCGGAACTGGGACCTATAGCTCGATCGCTCAGATGGTTGCTGCTCCCCCCTCTGAAATGTCTCTCTTTGAGATGAGGCTTAGAGCTCAGGAGTGTGCGGATCGAGTCAATTCTAATTTCGTGATCACTCCGGAATGGAATTCATTCGCCCGTCTTGCGATGTATGAGCTCTACGATATTCTCATGACCTCTTATGAGGATTACTTTGCTTCCAATTACGTTGCGATTCAGACGAATGGCACGACGGCCAATTATCCTCTTCCTGATGGAGCGACTAATTATCTCGGCGGAAATTATAATGGTGTTTCTGGTGCTCCTGCTGCTGCATTTTATAAGCTGGCTGGTGTGGACCTGAATGTAAACACCAGCGTTTTGACGCCTTCTCGAGTTTCACTTCTCAGATTCGACTTCATCAAGCGCAATCAATATGTTTACCCGAACAGCACGAGCACTATTTACGGCGTCTACAACATGCGTTATCGCCTTATGGGGAATAACATTAATATTATTCCTACTCCTGCTGGTAATCAGACTCTGATTCTTTGGTATTCCCCTCGCCTTCCCGCTCTCTTGAAAGATTCGGACGTGACCACTCTCGGAATCTCCGGATGGTTGAGATACGTGATTGTCCGGATGGCGAAATACGCGCTCGACAAGGAAGAGGGGACCGACACTTCGAAGCTTGATCAGGAGATCATCTATCTCAAGCAGAGGATCGAGCAGGCTGCAAGTAACAGAGATGCGGGACAGGCGGACGTAATTTCGGAAACACGTTGGGATGGAATTTATGGTGGAAATGGATTTGCAGGCGGCGGTGGAAGCCAAGGGGGTTGGTGATGAATCTTCCCCAGAAGCTTCCACTCGATCTCATGCAGACCAAATGGTCGGCTATATTGAACCCTCTTCTCCAGAATCCATTAAACTCCATCAATATTTTGAAGAACATTTCGCTCTCGAATGGATCGACGGTAATCAATCACGGTCTAGGGAGACAGCAGCAAGGCTGGTTTATTTCTGACATTCAAGGCGCTGCCACTATCTACCGCTCTGCTCCGTTCAATGCTCTCACTCTTACACTCACCAGTAACGCTGCCGTTACGGTAGATATTGGAGTCTTCTAATGGCGAATACTACGACTTCTCCAAACATGGGGTTGGTTGTTCCAACGGTCTCTGTGGATCCAGGACCCGATTGGGCAAATAATATCAACGCCAGCCTTTCTATTGTTGATCAACACAATCACTCCTCTGGTTCTGGCGTTCAAATCAACCCGGCCGGAATCAATATCAACTCAGATCTTCCTTTCAACGGGAACAATCTGACTCTGGTTAGATCAACTCGTTTTTCTGTTCAGCCGGCCGCTCTTTCTGGAGTGAGCGACCTGGGTTGTCTCTATGTCACGGGCGTTGATCTTTATTACAATGATGAAAACGGAAACCAGATTCAACTCACGGCCGGAGGAACGGTCAACGCCACGTCTTCAGGCATCTCAAGCGGCACGGCTTCTGCCTCTTTTATTGGCGGAACTCTAGTCGTAAATTCAGCTTCAAACACTCCGGCCAATGTTCAGTGTGGTTCTGTTCTCATTGGAAATGTTGTTGCTGCAAGTAAGTTTTGTACTTTGTCGGTCCAAAATTCACTTGCTAGCAATTATGCTTTGACTCTTCCGACTATTCCCGTATCGACTAGTTTCGTCACGATAGATTCTAGCGGTAATATGGGTACATCCTCTGGAGTATCTGCTGCTCAGATTGCATCCGGGAGCATCACTGGATCTCAGATCGCCACTCAGACCGTTGCTCAATCTAATTTGGCATTGAGGTCTACAGGAACAACCGTAGGAGCTGGTGGGGTTGCGATTAGCAATGCGGCTGTTTCGTTTATCACGAACTCCACAAGCTACGTATCCGTTACGAATCTGTCGGTCACGATTACCACTACTGGCCGGCCTGTTTTTATTGGTCTTCAGAATACGACCACATCAAGCACACAAGCCTATATATTCGCAGCGTCGAGCGAAACCGGATTTATTGAGCTATTGAGAGGATCAACCTCTATTTCAACCTATTCGTATCAGGGACAGGTTCCTCCGCCCACCTGCATGATCATCGATGCAGTTTCATCTGGAACTTATACATATAGTATCAAAATGAAATCAGGCGCGGGCGGTAATGTGGAAATTCAAACACTCAGCCTTATCGCCTATGAAATTTAAATGCTGCAAAAGACCAATGTAAATATCAATTTCTCGCAGGGATTAGATACTAAGACTGACCCGAAGCAGGTTCAGATCGGTAAGTTTCTATCTCTCGCGAACTCGATATTTACAAAGGGCGGATTGCTTCAGAAACGAAATGGCTATCAAGCGCTTCTCTCTGCGACCACGGCCGGAACTCCTGCGGCATCCTACCTAACCACGTTCAACGGGAATCTGACCGCGATTGGGAATAGCATTAACGCCTATTCGCAGAGTTCAAAGTCATTTGTCAGCAAGGGGTCGATTCAGCCGATGGAACTGGCGACCATGCCGCTCATCCGAAATAACATCAATCAGACCCAGTGCGATTCGGCTATTGCTTCTAATGGGCTCATCTGCACGGTTTATTCGGAAACCAACGGGGCTTCGACCGATTATCGCTACGTCGTGGCCGACGCTACCACTGGACAAAACATCATTGCTCCTTCTGCGCTTCCAACTCTGGCCGGAGGAACAATTACCGGATCGTCTCGCGTTTTTATCGTCGGATCATATTTCGTGATTGTCAGTCAGGTTCAAGTGACAGGCACGACTTATCTTCAATATTGCTCAATGCCGATTACGAACGTGAGCCTGATTTCTCACGCGCAAAACACCTATGCGGAAGCTTATGTTCCGATCTCGAGCAATCCCGGATGGGATGGAGTAGTAACCAACAACACGCTCGTAATCGCATATAACACGACGGCAGGCGGCCAGGGCGTCCATGTTACGTCTTTGACGGCCGCGCAAATTGCTTCAAATCAGGCGAGCTCTGTCGTTCATGCATTTACGAACGCAGCTTATAAGGCGTCTCTTCTGTCTCTCTGCGTCGATGCTACAGAAAATCCAAATATCGTCTACATTAGCTTTTGGAACTCAACCAGTACCAATAGCTATACCGCAGCCGTCTATCTTGGGTTCGGAACAATTACGACACAATTTGCCCCTCAAGAAATGACCGTCACTCAGCCTGTGGCCAATATTACTTCGGCTGCGCAGAGCGGGGTTTGCACGGTCTTTGAAGAAATCACAAATGCCTATTCCTATGATGCAGGCATTCCGACAAATTATATTGTGTCTGTGACCTGCAATCAGACCGGAACTGTGGGCATGAGTTCTCCGGCGATCGTTCGTTCCGTTGGTCTTGCCTCTAAAGCGTTCATCGTCAATCAGGTTATTTACTTCCTGGCCAGTTACCAGAGTTCTTATCAGCCGAGTTATTTCCTCATCAACGGATCGACGACGACTGCGGCGAATCCCGTTGTGGCCGGAAAGCTTGCCTATGAAAATGGCGGCGGCTATCTGACTCTTGGCCTTCCGAATGTCACTATTTCGAATGGGAATGTCGCTCAAATTCCCTATTTGTATAAGGATCTAGTCGAAGCACTGAGCACAACTGCCAATTCTCAGCAAACGACCACAGGCGGAATCTATAGTCAGACTGGCATAAATCTTGCGACTTTTACTATCGGCACAAGTGGACTCGATTCGGCGGAAATCGGGAATGATTTGCATGTCTCTGGCGGGTTTCTTTGGATGTACGACGGCTATTTGCCGGTCGAACATAATTTTTTCCTCTGGCCAGATAATGTAGAGGCGACTTGGAGCGCGTCTGGCGGCAGTATGCAGGCTCAGCCGGACAATATGACGAATACGAACGCCTATTACTATCAGGCGCTCTATTCTTGGGCCGACAATCAGGGAAATATCTTTAGATCGGCTCCAAGTATTCCAATCGCCGTGACAACTACCGGATCTGCGGCCACAGGATCCGTGACGGTCAAGATTCCGACGCTTCGTTTAACCTACAAAACCTTGAATCCGGTCAAAATCGAGCTCTATCGATGGAGCGTCGCGCATCAGACCTATTATCAAGTGACGAGCATCTCTTCTCCAACTCTGAATTCCACGACAGTTGATTCGATTTCCTATGTGGATACGTTGGCGGATTCATCGATTGTAGGAAACAATATCATTTACACGACTGGCGGCGTGATTGAGGATATCAATGCGCCGGCATCTAACCTCATCACGCTTTTTGATACGCGACTTTGGCTTGTGGATGCTGAAGATCCAAATCTTCTCTGGTTTTCTAAGCAAGTCATTGAAGCAACGCCTGTCGAAATGTCCGATCTGTTGACTTTTTACGTTGCTCCGACTACAGCCGCCCAGGGAAGCACAGGACCCATCACGGCTATCGCTCCGATGGACGATAAGCTGATCATTTTCAAACGCAATGCGATCTATTACATCAACGGAACTGGACCTGATAATACTGGCGCTAACAATAATTACAGTCAGCCTATTTTTATTACCTCGACGGTAGGTTGTGCCAATCAGGCGAGTATTATTTTCACGCCTAGCGGCCTCATGTTTCAAAGCGACAAGGGAATTTGGCTCTTGGGCCGCGGTCTCGAGACGCAATACATCGGAGCTCCGGTTGAGGCATTCAATTCCGCAATGGTTCAATCGGCGGTCAATATTCCGGAGACAACACAGGTCAGGTTTACGCTCTCAACGGGCGCTACCCTCATGTACGACTACTATTATCAGCAATGGGGTACTTTCATCGGCATTCCCGCTGTCTCTGCCTGTATTTTCGAGAATCTCCATACCTTTTTGAACGAATTTGGCCAGGTTTATCAGGAAAATCCTGGATCCTATGTTGATGGATCAAATCCGGTGCTCATGTCCTTCACGACGGGCTGGTTGAACATGGCTGGCGTCCAGGGGTACATGAGAAGCTACTGGTTTTTCCTTCTGGCTCAGTATCTCTCGCCGCATAAACTTCAGGTGGAAGTGGCGTATGATTACAATCCATCTCCCGAGCAAAGCACGCTCATTTCCCCAACTAATTTCAGCCCAGCTTACGGCGGCTCGAGTCCTTATGGCCAGAATGCTTATGGCGGTTCAGGGGATCTCGAGAATTGGCGCGTGTTTCTGGCCAAACAGCGATGCTCGGCTTTCCAGGTCAGCGTTCAAGAGGTTTATGATTCGACCTTTGGCGTGGCCCCTGGGGCCGGGTTCACTATGTCGGGGCTCAATCTCGTTTACGCCATCAAAAAGGGTTGGAGAACCATTTCGGCGGCGCATTCCGCGGGGTAACGATGAGCTTTTACGCAGATTACTTGATGGAGCGAACCGAAGACCGAATTATCGAGACCGATATCGGATTTGCGACCTATCGCTTCATTCCAGAGACTAAATCGGTCTATATCATCGACCTCTATATTCATCCCGATCACAGACAAAAGGGGAAGGCAAGTGCCTTAGCCGACTCTATTGTAGCAATAGCGAAGCAACGCGGTTGCACTGAGTTACTTGGAAGCGTTGTGCCATCAAATAAGGGATCCACTTCCAGTCTCAAAGTTCTTTTGGGCTATGGAATGCGCCTAAAGAGCAGTGCGAATGACTTTATCGTTTTTTGTAAGGAGATCTAAGTGGGTGCGATTGGCGGATTTCTAGGATTCGGCGGCGGAGCAAGTGGAACCGGCTTTGCGGCACCTGCTCCATCAACCATCGCAGCTCCGACGACTCCAGACCAGATTTCTGGCGCTTATTCTGGCAATCAAGCCGCTCTCGCTGCTCAACAAAAGCTTCTCCAAGCACTCCAAGCCCAAAATGGCCTAGCCAACCAGTCCCAAGTCTATAATCAGCTTCAGGGTGTTGTAAGCGGAACGGGGCCTAATCCTGCTCAGGCGATGCTCAGTAATGCCACAGGCCAGAATGTCGCCAATCAGGCGGCACTCATGGCTGGCCAGCGCGGAGCATCTTCGAATGTGGGATTGCTTGCAAGGCAGGCTGCACAGCAGGGTGCGGCGACTCAGCAACAGGCGGTGGGCCAAGGCGCAGCCCTTCAGGCTCAGCAATCACTCAATGCTTTGACTGGGGCTGGAAATATCGCCAATACCCAAGTTGGTAATCAGATTGCGGCGACGACCGCTAACACCCAGGCGCAGCAACAGGAACAGCAACAGCTTTTAGCCGCTCTTCAGGGGTACAATACCAATCTCACCGCATCTCAGCAGAGTGTGAATGCTGGCAATACAGCACTTGCCCAAACGGGCATGGGTGCTCAGCAGGGACTGCTTGGCGGTCTTCTTAATGGCGCTGGTGCTGTACTTGGCGGCGGGGCAAGTGGCGGCGAGGTTAAAAAATACGATGAAGGGGGACAGGTTTCTACCTCTTCTGATCCAGACTATAATGGTGCAAACGCTCCATTTGCTCCCCCCGGATCCATGGCCTCTCAAATGGCGTCTGCGCCAGTGGTTGCACCGACTCCTCCGCCCGTTCAAAGTAAGTTCGGCCAGTTTTTGAAAACTCTCGGAACCACTTCACAACCACAAATGTCGAATTCTGTAGGCGGCGGGGGGCAAGCGCAGAATCCGCTTTTCCAAGGCATGTCGTCTTTTAGCTCGAGTCTCTTTGGCGGCGATGACGCCGGAGCTCGTGGCGGAAATGTGGGCTCGAAGCTAAAAACAGGCGGAAAGGTCCCTGGAAAGCCCACGGTCGGCGGCGCAGTCAATAGCTATAAAAACGATAACGTGAAGGCTTTGTTAAGTCCTGGAGAAATCGTCATTCCGCGATCGGTGACAATGTCGAAAGATCCGGTTCGGGGTGCGGCTCAATTCGTCGCTCAAGTGGTTGCCAAACGCAAGGCTAAGGGGGCCAAGTGAAAGGGCTCGATTTAAGAAAGTTTCATAAAGTTAGGGAAGATGCCAAATTGGCCATTTTGAGTCATCCGGATGGCCATGAGATTCGAATTGCGAAGTCCGTAATCTCGCCAAGTCTAAGAGAACAGCTTTCTAAGTTGAAAATGGCCGATGGCGGAGATGTAGAAAAGAAAGATGAGTCCATCACAGCCACAGCAAAATCTTTGTCTCGTGCTGGCGAAAAGATGAAGGGCATTAAAGGCGTTCACGAGCCGAGCCGCAGTAATCCTCAAGGCGGAACCAGCGTTGCTGGAGAATATTCTCAATTTGGCGCTCCAGGTAGCCCAATGAGCGGGGTTCCAACTGCAAAGCATTTGCACCGCCAAAAACTTGAGGAAATGAAGGCCATGCCTAAGCCGCCGCTCATGGCCGACGGCACAAATCCAGATGATTCTTCGCAAGCGCCGCTCGAGATCTCGCAAGTTGATCCTAATAGCACTGAAGGCAAAGGCTTGGCACAATTGACTCCACAAACGCCTTCTCAACCCATGGATCCAGAGAGTCCAGCTCCCGCCATTGACCGAGTTCCGGCTTCCCAAATGGGTCCTCCGGCTCCGGAAGCGGGTCCTGCCGCTATTGATGACTATTCTCAGAATACTGCAGGCGATCCGAATCAAATTAATCCGGCTCAGATCAAGCAGGAATTGACTCAAGAGGATCAGGCTTGGCAGAATGATTTGAACAACGGGCATATCCATCCCGAAACCTATTCTAGTCTTTTTGCCAAGAAAGATACGCTCGGAAAAATTGGAACTATCTTCGGTCTAATGATGAGCGGAGCGGGATCCGGTCTTTCTCATCAGCCCAATGCGCTTTTGGGCATGATGAACCAACAGATTAAAAACGATCTAGACGCACAAGTTCAGAGCAAAACGAATGCTCAGAATTACCTGAAAATCAATCTTCAGCAGCAACTTCAGCAAGGTCAGCTTGCCAAGATGGTCCAGGAAGGAAAGCTAAACGAAGCGCAGGCAAGAGCTGCGCTCATTAATGCAAATGTAAGTGCTTATGCGTTGGCTAATATTCAGATGAACCGTGCCGCACTCCATAAGATGACTCAAAACATTCAAAAACTTCCATTAGGGTCTCCGCAAAGAGTCCAGGCGGAAAACACGCTAGCTATGATGTTTCAGGGCGTGAACAATGAAAATTTCAACATTGCCGATCGCGCTGCAGCCGCCGCAGCTCTGGCTGGAACGGCAACCCAGTCTGGATCTGGTTCCGAAGCCGCTTTCCAAAGAAAAGATTTGGCTTTGAGAATGTCTGGAAACGATAAGCTGGCTCAGAATATGGAAGACAAACATATCCCTGGCATCAAGGGAGAGGCGTCTATTCCTTTGAATTCTGCTGATAGAGAGCAAATCAATAGCGGAATCACATTTCAGCAGCAGCTCGATCGATTCAGAAACTGGACGCAGGCGCATTCCGGGGATTTGAGTCCTGCGGATATCAATGAGGGCATGGCGCTCTCTGCTGGCTTGAATAATGCCTATCGCCAGGCTACGCACGGAGGAGTCTTTAAAGAATCTGAAAATCAATTTATCGGCAAGGTCATTGATGAGGATCCGACTAAGTTCTTTAATAGCATTCGAGTCATGCCGAAATTAGACGCCGTAAAACGTGATTCCGCGGCTCAGCTTGATCAGCTTTTGAAAAGCAAAGGATTTGCAGGTTATTCTGGATCTTCTAGCGGCGGGTCTCAGCCTCAATACAAGATTGTGAATGGGGTTAAATATAAGCGTGGTCCAAAAGGCGAAGCCATTCGGGTTAAATAATGCCTAGTTTTTTCACAGTCGATCGAGGATTGCCCTGCAGAAACCCCAGCTGTAAGAGCTATGGACGACCTCATCCCAACTGCAATTGCTATGCATTTAAGGCCGAAGGCGGAGAAGCGGAAAGCGTTTGCTCTTCCATGCAGCCGCATAACCGAGAATGCGAATACTATGCAGATGGCGGCGATGTTTTGCCGTCTTTTGATGCTCTCGATGACGATAGTTCAAATCCTAATCCACAACCAACTTCTGATCCATCCACACAGTCTTTTGACGACCTGGTAGACGACAATACCGTTCCGGCCTCTACTGGGCTCAAGTTTGATGACCTAAAAGATGATCAGGAGAAATACGGGACACCGGCTCAACAAATCGGAGCTGGAATTGAGGGTTTGGCTCAGGGAGTTTTATCCAAGCCTCTCGCCGTATGGGCAGAAACTCATTTGCTTGGTCAAAACCCAGAAGACATTGCGGGTAGAGAGTCCGTAAATCCAATTACGCATGCGGCTGCTGAAGCGACTGGTCTTGTTGGCGGATTCTTAACCGGAACCGGAGAGGCCGGACTCATTGCGAAGGGCGTTGGAAAGATTATTCCTGAAGCCATCGGAGCGGCAGGAACTCTCGGTAAAATTGGATCTGCCGCAGTTAAGGGATTCATTGAAAACGCAGCCATTCAGGGTACCGATGAAATTGGAAATGCGATGCTTGGAAAGGGAGATCCAGAGACTCCCTGGGCAAGTGCAGCGGCTCACATGGGTGCGGCTGGAATTCTTGGGGGCATTGGCGGCGCTGCCTTTGGCACAGGTCGTGCGGCATTGAAAGCTATCGGAGAATCTCAGTTAGGTACCCGGATAACGGACTTTTTGTCTGGTATCGGTGCCGCATCTCGCGGGGAGGAAATGCCTGGCGGTGCCATGTTTAATGCCGGCATGAAATTTTATAATAAGGGCATTGGTCAAATCGTTAAAGGTGCGGCTAGGACCATTACAGATGTACTTGGCGGAATCGCTGGGGCTAAGTCGAATGTTCCTGGGGGCGGTGCTATTGGAACAGTTTTGGCTGACCATGTTGCACCCTACATTGAAAAGTTAATTGGCAGACCCATTACGGGTGTTGCTCAAAAGTATATCCCCGAGGCGGTCATGAAAATCCTGACCGCAGGAGACATAACTGGGGTCTGGGATGCGATTAATTATGCGCACCACGTTGGCAGTGGAGCTCAGCTGATTAACAAAGGCATTTCATCGGTGTTCAAGGCTGGTGGACAACAGGCTGTGGAATTTCAGGCATCGGAAAATGCACGAGAGAAATTAAAGCATTACATTCAAGAGGGCGGATTAAACCAGCAAATTCAATCTCAGCAGCAACAGGATCAAGTCCAGCCGTTTCCGTTTGCTCATGGCGGGGAAGTTCCGGAAAAGCCGCTTCCTCCGCAGCAGCCTGTTCTTCAAAACACGGATCCTATTTCAAAGCACTGGCCTGATCAGGGAATGCTCATGAGCGCCGCTAAAGGTCGAATCGTCAATTATTTGAATTCCGTGCGCCCACTTCCTCCCGTCGGCCAGCTTCCTTATGATGAACATCACGAGGATCCTCATCAAAAACGAGTTTATGACCGAGCAATTGATATTGCTCTACAGCCCATGAGTATTTTGAATCACATTAAATCAGGAACGCTTGATCCGGAGACCTTGCAGCATTTTACGAGTATGTATCCCGAACTCCATAGCCATCTGTCTAAGAAATTAACCGAAAAGATTATGCAGACTAAGATGGATGAGGAGAAGCCGAATTACAAAGTCCGGCAATCTATGTCTTATTTCTTAGGAGCTCCGCTGGATAGCACATTTACTCCGGCTTCGATTCAGGCGGCTCAAAGTGTTTTTATAAATAAACGCCAACAGCAAATCCAAGCGCAGCCGCCAATAAAAGTAAAAAAAGGAACCGCGCCGCTTTCAAAGGCATCTTCTCAATACGAAACGCAATCTCAAGCGTCTATTGCTAGACAGAGGAACAGCTAGCGACCGGATTTGGGTCCGATTACGCCAGCCGACCACAAAATAGCCACGGTAATAACAGCTTCCCAAAATGCACTCATTTTCAACCTCAATCCCATTCTCTCATAATTGACGCACCAAGTCAAGAGTGTCATCTGGGGCATGGGTAGATACGAGGCCATAAGCCTTAACCCAAGAGGAGTATCTATGTCAGATCGCCCGCTTATAGCACCCATCTTCAATAAACCTTTGATTTCTGCGGGCGACATGTCCGGAAATATCACGGGACCAGCCACTGTCATTCAGCGACTTCCCGGAATCTCTTACGATATTAAATGGACCGGAAATCCAACCGGAACCTTCGCTGTCCAGGTTTCTAACACCTACGCCATCAATCCAGACGGATCGGTTGCGAATGCCGGGAATTGGACCTCTCTTCCGACCGCATCGTTTACCGGAACTTATCCTGCGCCCGCGGGGAGTGGCGGCACTGGATTTTTAGATGTTGTGGGCACTGAGGCTTATGCCGTTCGTCTCATTTACACGGCTGGCAGCGGTTCTGGCTCCCTTACGGTTGTAGCCGCGGCGAAGGTACTATGACTTACGCTAGGTACAATGGATTAGCGGGGGCCGGTTCTAGTTCCGGAGTTACAAGCCTCAATACCTTGACTGGGGATATTACATTAGCTGCGGGAGCGAATATCACCATCACTCCGAGCGGTCAGACTCTTACCATTTCGGCCACTGGAGTAACCAGTGGAAATCTTACTGATGCTGGAACAGACGGAATTACAATTACAGGTGGAACTGGTGCTGTAATTGGTTCCGGAACATCGATAGCTCAGCATGTCGCAGATGCGACTCACAACGGTTATCTTTCATCTTCAGATTGGAGTACTTTTAACAGTAAGCAATCGGCTGGAAATTATATTACCGCTCTTACTGGCGACGTGACGGCCTCTGGTCCTGGATCGGTTGCAGCCACCCTTGTGGCGACAAGTAATGCCACCCTTACGACTCTTTCTGCATTGACCACAGCATCGTCTCTTGCATCAGTTGGAACTATCACATCTGGAACATGGAGTGCGACAACCGTTGCGGTCAATAAAGGCGGCAGCGGACAAACGTCCTATACCGATGGTCAACTGTTGATCGGAAATTCATCTGGTAATACGCTTAGTAAAGCAACGTTAACAGCTGGAACTGGAATAGCGATTACAAATGGGAATGGATCGATCAGCATTGCCGCAAGCGGCGCGCCGGCTCTGAGTGTTACTGGCGTAAAGACTGGCGCATATAACATTCAGACGACTGATAACGTTGTTCCTTGCGACTCTTCTGGGGGCACCTTTGCAGTGGTGCTTCCAACGGCATCTGGAAATAGTGGTCTTCAGATCGAGGTCAAAAAAGTCGACAGCAGCTTTACGGTGGTCACAATAAACACCACGTCTAGTCAGACTATTGATGGTGTGACATCCACTAAACTCGCCACTCAATATGAATCAATCACAGTCGTATCGGATGGCTCTAACTGGCTTGTCGCAGTTCGACGAATTCCATCCCAATGGGCTACAGTCACTCCTACATGGACGGGACTAGGCACTCCTTCAGCAAATAATGGTTTCATGCGCAGAGAGGGCGATTCTCTGAGGATGAGGGGCACAGTAACAAGCGGTACTTCTACTGCGGTTCCGCTTAAGGTGGCTGTTCCTAATTCTCTCACGATAGATTCGACTAAGGTATCGACAACGACTCAGACGCAGGGAGTGGGTATCGCCACTAGAACGGCCGGATCGTTGAAAAACATCTTTT